TGCATCGTCATCATACTGCTTACATAAGTCTTCGTACTCGTCAGCATGTTGTGGGTATGTAGAACAAAACTCTTCTTTATCCATGTCTTTTAAGTCCTGAATAATTTCTTTCATTTTGCCTTCTTCTATCTGACTGTCACCTTCCTGGCTTAGAGCGTCTTTAACTTTTTGTTGATGGTCAATCATTGTTTGGACATCTTCATCTGAAATTTCGCCTTCTGCAGGATATGTCCAATTATCATCGACATACTCACCGGAATCTTTAACTGATGTGCCTAAATCTTCCATTGCAACACCGGCATCGGTTTGTGGTTCATCTTCCATACCCATCTGGTATAGAGTATTAAAGATGTTTGACATTTTACTTTCAATTTCTTCTTTGCTCATAGAATCAAGTGGTAATTTAACAAATTCCATAGCCAAATCGTTTTCGTGATCGTAGTTATCTTCTTCTGTAATACCATAGTCGTTTCTAATATCTGAAAGATCAACACTTTCGTTTTCTTTTTCGTAGTCGTTTCTTTCTTGATCTGCTTTAGGATCTTTTGCAAGTTCCATATTCTTAATAGCATTTGCTGTTATCTTAATTACAAACTGTTTATCTTCTGCACTTAGTCCACCTAAGCCACCATCTAATTCTTCGATGATTTCACTTAATCTGTCACTTACTGCTAATCCATTATCATCATTGGCTAATCGAGCGTTAATTTCGCCAAGTAATACTGCTGGAGATTTCAGTAGTTCTCTCATAAAGTGTTCTTTTTTAACTGTTGGGTCGTTTACATCTTCTACACCCATTCTGTTTGCAACACTTTTTGCAATAGTGCTGTGGAACATTTTTGGATCTGGTGGTAAGAACTTTGCCGCTTCTGGATCAGCATTTGCTCTTAACTCAGGACGTTGTGCCGCCTGCTTTGCATCTTTCGGACTAATAGTTTGATAGTCGTCAAAGTTAACAGGTGCTTCGCTTAGACCTGCTAATTTTCTCATAATATTTAATTCTTCGCTCATTTTATTTCTCACTATTTTGTTATAGATTAAGTCAAAAACTTTCTCATTATATTCACCGAATTGATTAACAAAGTATTTCTTTGCCTCTTCTTCATTCGGTGCATTTTTAATTCTTTCCCTAAATGCACTTGCACTTGCTACTTCGTCACCAATTTGTATTGTAGGTGCGATAGTAATATAACCTCTATGCTCCATTGGTACTGGATCGTTTGCCATTGTTTCTATCTTTTGATAGTAAGCAGGCCTCGGCTCTCCTCTTTTTGTCATCTGTAATCCTGAATCAGAATCTACATTGTCAAAAGGGAACCTCCCTAAATCCTTTTCACCAACAGCAAAAATAATCATTGTGTTCTTTTCATCGAACTGCGGATAACTATCTTTGTGGTAAGGTAACTTACCTGGTAGTACTGCTTCAGCAGATATTCCGTGTGCTGTGGCTATGAGTTGTTTCTCTTCAAAGTTAAACGGTGATTTCTCGCCATCTACTTTGTTCGAAGTTCCAACGTAAACCTTAGCGTCAGGAAATTGTGCTTGAAGTTTTTTATATACCTCGGCATGGTGTGCCAACATTGGCTGAAATCTACCTGGATATATAACTACCTTCTGCATGTATGTATTTATCAATCTCATGATAAAAACTGATTAAATGTTTTATACATCTTCCAATGTAGTCATCCAAACACTTAATTCGCCTATTTCTACGTTTTGTGGTTGGTCAGTACACCATTTAATCATACTTGCTAATTGGTCAGGGGTCATCATATTGTATTGCTTATGATGAACTGTTTGCGTCATGTCGGTTTTAACGTAACCTGGTGAAATGGATATGATTCTGCAACGTTTTTCATGATCGAGGATCATACGTAATGTTTCTTTGTGTAATTGTTTTTTAGTTGCGGCATAAACAGCATTTCTGGCATTGCCAAATCGTGTTCTACTGTTAATAACCACAATAGACTTGTCTTCTTTTTCTTTCCAGTGACTGTATAGTTCTTCTAATATAAGTTGTTGACTGAATTTTGCGTATGCATTGTTTACAAATAAATCACAATCAAGAGATTCTTGTACAATTTGAGAGCAAACATCAACGTCATTAATGTCATATCCATTACTTCTGCTAAAGCCTACAACTTCGTGACCATCAGCAACATACATATCATGTAATGATTTACCAATCCCTCTGCTATGTCCTGTTATATTAATTTTCATATCTTACTCCTACAATGTGCCATCTAAATTCATCACCATAATTAACAGCAGAATGTAGATCAGTGGTATCTACTTTATAACTGCATCCTGCATTTAGGTGCTCATGTTGTATTATAACACTTTCACCGCTGATTGGTCGACCATTAAAGAACTGTTGAAAACATTTATTATTAGTTTTCACAGGAATGTGTAATCTTATATTAGTTTTTTGAAAGTTATGATCAGCATGTACTGTGTATGTTGTTTTAGGCAACAGTTTCATTGCCCGCCATCTGTAATACTGTGGGTATCTTGCAAGTATTTCTTCTACATACGTGCCTATAAATGCTTTATTTAATTTAGAGTAGTATCTTTCTGGATGTTTGAGTTTGGCAATTTTACCCACACTACCAAACCAATCGTTACTACCATCTATGCTGGTAATACTTATTTGGTTATAATCGTATAATTCATTATCTGTTAAGACAGTTCTGAATTCATACCATAAACGTGCCTCATCGATATCTGAATCTATCAGTTCAATATAGCTCATATGTGTATTTATTAGTAAATTTTAAAAAATTTGGTGTTCTTGAACGTGGTTAATTATACCATCTGCTATTATGCGTTGCCCTTCTTCGCTGGTATGAAAATGATATGGATTTTCTATACCTCTTTCCATTTCGATATGCATAACCCGATGCGGCTCCCATGCCACTGAAGCAGAACCTTTATCCCACACAATGTTCTTAAGATGTTCTCTCTGTCGAAAATATTTAGACTGCATTGCAACTGATCCTATAAAACCTAACCAAGGTATTTTGGAATCTATTAAAGTTTGTACGGCACTCTCAAATAAGTACACATCTTTTTCATGCATCAGTCCAGGGTCGTATAAGTTATGAAACCAGTCTGTGATAACTTGTAATTGTTTAGGTGAATAGGAACCTGGATTACCGTTTTCTGTATCTACTATGTTGATTATTGTATCAGAAACAACATTGTTGAGAAAACGACTATCATCACTTAATGGAATATCGTGTTGATCGTATGTGTAATTAAATAAACCTTTGTCGTCATCATAACCAGATTTACTGTCTGGATGTACATACTCTATTCTATCACTGTTAGTAGTACCCCATACAATAAAATCAACTTGTTCGTCTATCAAGAAATCAAGTTGCTGTCTGATGAATAAGTTACTGCCGCCTGGTTTACCTATGGCAATTAATTCTGCATTATAATGTTTTGCAAGATGATTTGCAAAGTGTATTTGTTTGGATTTAAGTGGGGAAAAGAAACTATCACCAGCAACACCTATTTTAATCACTTTGAGCACCCCAGCCTTCAGCGTACTCGGTTACTTCTACAACCAAGTTTTCAGTGCTTCTTCCTTTGATTAATCTGTGGTATACATTCTTAGGAACATATATAGATTCATTGATGTTTAATGGCATAGGGAGTTTATTATCAAGTTGTATTTTCCAGCCTTTGCCTGATGTAGGTTTTACAGCACGATCGTTGTGATCTCTGTGCCACACTAACTCTTCGGTCTCTACATCTTGTTGAAATATTCTTTGGAACTTGTTTTCTGTAAGTTGTGTGTCTTTATATGGTTTGTCTACCACCACTTCCCGCCTTTAACTAAACCGTAACGAGGTAAACGACATGCCCAATATCCTGCTTTTTGCTTATCGTTTTTCTTTTCACAGTTGTGTCTTGCGGCAAAACTTTTAGCCGCTTTTTTATTACTTGCTTTTGTTTTGAGTCCAGTAACATCACCAAAACTAATTTTCTTAACATTACCTTTTGGTGTTTTTACATACACATAATACTTCTTACTACCACCACGTTTTGGTTTGTTAAGTTGTACATCTTTACCTTGATACTCTGCTTCGTTAACGCCTGCTTTTTTAGTTAAGTATGCTTTAACATCATCTCTTGGCGAGTCGTCAATGTATGCAATTTTTAAATTAATGAGAGTTCTTTGATCACCTGCATCTGTGTATAGATCTAAATTATCTAAATGGTATGCGGCAACTGTATCACCAGCCTGTGCGGCTTGCTGTAGCTCTTTACCTAAAGGAGTATGCTTTGCACTGGTCATATGGTTAGCACCCATTAGAGCGGCTAATACACCCACTGTAGCAAGTCCTTTGCGTAGTGAACCTTGTGCTTCATCTACTTCGTCATACTCTTCATTCAGATACGGAACATCCAACCAAACACGGCCTACACCTTTAAGTTCAACACTTTCGCCTATGTCGGTGCCAAGCATTTCTTCACTTTCCCAATCTAACTCAGGAAGTGAACCTGCTTCACGTAATTTTTTGGCTGTTTTAAATGTATCAAAGTAGGCTTCGCTTTGATATCTGAATATGCTATCATATAAAGGAACTTGCCTTTTTACATGCTCTGCTAATGATTCTAATGATTCAGTAGTCCAATTACTAACACCTTTACCTTGATATGCGCCTTTTATGCCACCTGCTTTTTCAGTGTACTTGTCTTGTACGTCTACACCAATTCTCCAATAATGATCACGAGGTTTATCTGGATTGTCTTTGTGCCATAAGTCAGCGGCTCTTTGTGCAAGATAGTAACCGTCTAACGAACCTTCTTCTAATTTAAGTATGCTTTGTATTTTCATACTTATATTTATCAAATTAGTTTAATCTAAAATATCTTTTGGTTTTGTGTTCCAAACAATTCTAATACCACGTCTTTCCAATTCTATGATTGCTTTACGTCTAACTTTTGGCTTTGCGCCATCTTTGTTAATGTATTCGAATAATTCATCTTTGGATTTATGTTTAATGTATTCGTGTTTTATTGCTGTTTTCTTAGTACCTTTTTTGTACTCTTTGAATGATGGTGCGAATTTTACTGGCATTATCCTTGTCCTCGATTTAAACTCACGTTACGTTTCTTGGACTTGTTCATAGTTGACATACCTAACTTAGTACGTCTACCTCTGCCACCTACACCTTGTGATGTACACTTTCTTCCTGAGCCGTTGATTAACGACTTGTTAACTTTTCTTTGTGCTGATTTTGCCATTTCTCTCCTGAGTTGTATTACAGGATATATTTATATAACAGAAAGTTATTAAAAAAGATTATTGGTATGTTTTATTTAGGAACGCAATTGTTTACTCTAACTCCACCCTTCATTTTAGTGCCTTGCTTTTTATAGCCTTTCCAACACTTAGGGTCAAGTCGGGATTTAGATTTCCCTTCGAGTTTTTTAAGTTCATCATAAAGATTGCCTTTATGTTTAACTTCGCCTTTCTTCATATCTTTCTTCTTATCAGTATGTGTTGCAGGTCTATTGAATTTTTCAATATTCTTTGCTACTGGATTTCTTTTATCATATGATTTAGGCTTTTGAGGTATTGAACCTTCTTCCATTTGCATGTCATCGAGTTTGTTTTTTGCATCTCTGATTGCATCTTCGAACGGTGCTTCTAATTCGTAAACTGCACTTTCCAAGTTATTCATTGCTTCATATACTTGACGCTCGTTGTATTCATCTACTTGTATGCCTAACTGTTCTGCTAATGAAGACATTTTAGTTATGATTTGCATGTGTGTATCTGCATACTTAATGTTCTTTGTAATACTTCTTGCTTCTCTAAGACCTGCTTCTAAATCATATATTTTGCTTTCTAAATCAGATTCAGCATCTTCAGTTTGCATTTCTGGTGCTTGTTGAATAGTCTGTCCTGTTTTCTGCATACGTGCATCACCTTTGGCATTAGCCAAATAGTCTACAAGAAACTTACCACCATATACAGCGGCAGTAATTCCTAACACAGGTATTTTATATTTAAATATGATCTTAGCGGCTTCAGTTAATGTCTTGATATCAAAGAACTGAGCAAGTTTACTTGTTAACCATCCGAGAATATCTTTAGCAGTATCTAATTCACCGTCAACTGCATCTAAGGCAATTGTACTTCTAATTGGTCTTTTAGCACCTGCTTTAAGAATTTTTGCTAATATAGGAACACCAACACGAAGTAGTGCCAATGGCGCCACTTCGTCTATTTGGGATTCACCTACAAGTTTACCACGCATTGGGTGTGGACTTGAATGTCCTTTTGTAGGCTTAATTTTCTTTGGCTTTTTGTCACTTGCTTTTGCCTGGCTGGCTTCCGATACCGGGGCACCAGTTATATGCACAGTGGCATTTTTACCTTTTGAATTAAGAGTATTAGCCATTTTATCTGCTCTTGAGCGACTTGAAACAATCTTCCACGGTTTGTCATTTATACATACCGCATAGTTGTTAGGAGTTTCGTCCTTGAGCTCATGCTCAATTTCTCTCTTTTTAAAGTCGCTAATCTCAGAAATAATCATTTTTAAGTATTAATATCGCCTAAGTCACTGTTACTGTTTTGAGATTGTGTGATTGAACCATAGTCTCTAACTGTTACACTGTCACTTGCTAATACAACACTAATTGTACCTGTTCCTGCTGAAGCAGTACCTTGCACAACATTTAGTTTTAGTGTAGCATCTGCTGTATACTCATATTGGAACTGTGAATGATATTGTGCTACTTTAAGCACATCAACATCGCCTGCTCTAATAAAGCGAGATGTATTATCACTGTCGCCTATTTCTACATAAGTTGCAGTATTGTTTGATGCAGTCCATGCCGCTGGTACGTCAACTGTTACTGAGATGATTCTTGAACCTTCAGCAATGTCGGCAATATCACTTGCACCTGAATCAAAGTCAAAGTCAACAGTAATATGCTGGATTAAATCCGCCGTTACTGCATCTAATTGAGCTTTGGTAACTGCTTCAGTTGCCACTGTAGCGTTTGCAATTTTTAACTTTTGCAGAGCACCACCGTTAGCATAGAAGCCAATTTCGTTTGATGTACCCGTTATATACGAGCCTTGCTTACCTAATTCAACGTTAGCACCTAAGCCTGCCAAATTATATTTTTTAACTGTAGCCATTTTTTATTCCCCGGTTTGAATAATTTATGTAATTATGTTTACACAACATATTTATCAAAAACGATTGACAAAGTTAACATATACTTGTATAATATATTCATTAGGAGACGTACAGCATGACCTGGAACAATCGTGTTATTAGACATATCAATGAAGACGCTGATGTATGGTATTCCATACATGAGGTGCATTATGACCAAGATGGTAACCCTAATGGTGTTACAGAAAACCCTGTGCCTGCACATGGTGATTCGGTGGAAGAATTAACACATTCCATGATATATCAAATGAAAGCCTTGACAGAACCAGTTTTAGACTATAGAATGTTTGAGAACCAGGAAAAAGAAACAACAACTGACGAAGCACTTAACATGTTAAAAGGTAAAAATAATGACTGATCAAAGTATTAAACGTATTGGTTTCTGTTGTAAGTACATGGACCCAGACCAAACACAGAAGCCTAAGATACTTAAAGAAATACAACAAAACTTTACGGAGAAAGGCACAACTGTAGCATGGTGTAACAGGCAAGAAAAAGCAGATGCCGAAGACAAGTTATTAGAAGTTGTAACACACAACATGAAAAGTGCATACAACTTAGTTGAATATGTCAGTACACTGCCCGAAAACAGACGCATGGTACGTCTTGGTAGTAATCAGATACCCATGGCAACAGAACCCACGTGGCGTTACTTGTGGGAAGACAGCAACAATCGTGCAGAGTTGCACAAAGGTTTTGCACGTATAGGTGAACTTGCACGTGCAAAAGATGTGCGTATCAGTTTCCATCCTGGACAGTTTTGTGTGCTTGCCAGTGATAGGCCTGACGTTGTTGAGCGTAGCATTGATGAATTTGAATATCATGCTAACATGGCACGTTGGATGGGCTATGGTAGAAAATTCCAAGACTTTAAGATTAACGTACACATCTCAGGTAGGCAAGGTGCAGAAGGTGTCATCAAGGCTTTGCCACGTTTGAGTCCCGAAGCACTAAATACAATTACAATCGAGAATGACGAGATGTGCCATGGCTTAGATGAAAGCCTCAAGTTGAAAGATCACGTAGCACTTGTACTTGACATTCACCACCATTGGATACGAGATGAAGAATACATACAACCACAGGATGACAGAGTTAAAGCAGTTATCGACAGTTGGCGTGGAGTTCGCCCTGCTATGCATTACAGTTACAGTCGTGACGAGCATTTACCTGCTGGTGACGATACCCACGCTGGTTTGCATGATATCGTGGGACTGCTTGAACAAGGTCATAAGAAACAAAAACTAAGAGCACATTCAGATTACTATCCTAATGACATTGCTAACGACTGGGCATTATCGTTTTGGGACCAATTTGATATTCAGTGCGAGGCTAAGGCTAAGAACTTAGCAAGTGAACAATTATACAACAGAGCTATTACAAATGGGCAAACAAAAAGTATACCTCGACAAGAGTAATAACGAAATCAATTTTACATATATGACCGAGAGCGATATTCGATTGTTGATATCTTTTGGCGACAATGACGCAGTAGAATACACAACAAATATACAGGAAGCAAATTATATATTCATAATGCTCGGTAAGCCTCATGATCATGATCCTGCATCAATTTCTGAATTCAGTGACGCTATAACAAATTTGAGATCGTACAATCCTTCTGCAACTATTGTTATATCAGGTGGTATGTTTCATACAGATGAGTCTGATAACAATCACTCATTAGGAATCCTTAGTGACATTATGGCAGGCATAGATAGTAATTGTGTAGCACTCATACTCAATCGTAATTACAAATATATAGAATCCGATAATATACGTTATTACGACTTTGTTTTTAATAGATCGCGAATGTCTTATTTTGATCATGATAATGAATATTTTAAAAGAATGTGCCATAGTAGCCAGTGGCCGTTAACATATAAAGATGACATTCCTTATGCAGATGCTGAGGCTTATCAGTTAGCAGACTTTACAATTGATGCCAGAAATTCTGATGAGAGATATAACTTAGGTGTACTAAAAACTTTTTTATCATCAATGTATGCCAGAGAAGAAACCATATACAGCAAAAACAATTCCGGTCATGCAATGGCTGGTCTCAATGATCCAAATGTATTTTTAGTTCGAGATGCAGTAAGGATTGATTTAAAACATCAACTAAAAAATTATCCTGGATTTGTAGGTGGTGATGGTTCTTGGTTAGCAACAGATGGTGATACTTCCAGTCAATTAAAACAGACATTAACCCATGGGTTTGCCAACAATGCACCTCCAAGTAAGTTGTATTTTGAATCTTCTGTGGTTAGCATTTATGTTGAAACCGTATTAACTAATCCAGACATTTTTTGTGCCTCAGAAAAAACTTTTGTTCCATTAATACAAGGACACTTTATATTACCTTTTGGCGTGGAAAATTTTGTAAGCAAACTGATTAAAGAATACGATGTAAAGATACCCGATTGGATTGATTGGCAGTACTATGACAGTGAAGTAGATAATTTAACAAGGTGGCTAAAATATAAAGCAACAGTATTTAATACTCTCAATAAAGGCGAAGATTTTTTGTGGGATTATAAAATGTCTGAAAAAGGACAAAGGATACTACGACATAATCGAGACCTATTCACAAGGAATAAAGATTCTTTGCTGTCCGCGATAAATACATAAAGCAGTATTTAATAATAGGACTTTTTCTTCATGAAACAAACTGAGACTGGAATGTGGCTACCCACATTAGACACATTCTTTGAAAACAGAGGTGATTACGAAATAAGAGATTATAACATCGCTAAAGGTTATTTTGGAAAAAGGAATAGAGTTGCATTAGACATTGGAGCACATTGTGGCTATTGGAGTAAACGATTAATCAAAGACTTCAAAGATGTAATTGCATTCGAACCAATTCCAGATCATTACGAGTGCCTAAAAAAGAACTGTGAGGGTGCAACTAACTTTACAGCAATACAAAATGCAATATCAGAAGCACCTGCTAAGTTATACATGCAACAAACTTTTTCAAACAGTGGAATGACATCCATTGTAGAAGGCAAAACAGATCTTGAAGTAATGGCAGTGAACTTAGATGCAGTCATTGATCAAAAAGCATTTGTTGATTTTATTAAAATAGATGTTGAAGGACACGAAGCAGAAGTTATCAGAGGAGCATTGAGATTAATCAAGCGATGCCATCCAACTATCTTTGTAGAAATATTAGAACCAAAGTCTACTAATGGGCAATATGTTGCATCTGCGTTATCCGGCATGGGATATACTTTAGAAAAAACAGTAGAGAAGAATCAAATTTGGCGTTGGACTAAACCCATACAGTTCTTACACGTTCCCAAGACAGGCGGCACAGCATTGCGAAATGCACTTAAATTAATACAAGGCAAACCGCTGACTGTACCATATGCTATTAGCAATTCACATGAATTTTCTTTGAGCAGTTACAATGATAATGTTGGTGTTATAATCAGAGACCCGTGGAAAAGATTTTGCAGTGGCTTCTGGGAAAGAAAAACTAATGATCAAAGACAAGCACTTAACAGTAAAGCAGAACCTACATTTAAAGAACACATAAAAGCAACATACAAGACTTTGACAAAAGTTGAGTCTGAAATATTAGGACAATGCGAAACACCAAACGACTTAGTAACATATATTAGAAGCAACCCAGATGTAATTCAAACGTTTGCTAAAAGGAACAATAACTATCCTCTGGGAGTTGTACTTGCACCTATAACGGATTGGTTAGGCACAGTTGATCAATACAAAGCACAAGAACATAAAGTGGGTATTGCATGTAGCACAGGCGAACTCACAAACACAATGCAAGAACATTTTAATATGGAAATGCCTAAAGATCCATTCCTTGCAAGAACACGTAAGCAATTTGATATTAAACAAAGTTATGATTGCACCCCAGAAAATATGACATTCTTCAAGCAGATGAGAAGTGAGGATTACGCATTGATCAAATATATTATTGCAAGTGAGAAATATGTCGGTTGAAAATATTTTAGTACTTAAAAATTATCGCATCAACGATCATTCTAAATGGTACAATAATAGAACACAAGAACAAAACCTCATAGAAAACTATAAAGCCATGGAAGGTTTATGTATTGAGAGTGCAAAAAGATATGTGCAAGACTTAGATCGTGTACATGTGTTTGAGGGCGATGCCGATAACATAAGAGATGTATTCAAAACAAATTTCTATGAAATATACGATTTGTGGAAAGAAGGAAACAATATTCTTTACGCAGACCTTGACGTAGTTTTTATCAATCATGCACGTTACTTTAATAGAACAAAATATTTCAGCATGTTCAACTACACCGACCCACGTTCAACAGAAGATGATCATTACGACATTGACATAGACCATTTCTTCAATTGTGGTATACGTTATTATCCAGCAGATATGCCTCATGAAATTTGGGATATAGGATTTGAGATGTTAGAGAATTGGAATCCTGAACGTTGGGATAGCGAACAAGTTATATACAATGTGATGATGTGGAGCCAAGATATATCCTTGCAGGATGTACTTAATCCAAAACTTGCTTATCAATATTTGTATGCAGATCAAGAACAGATATGCAATGAATGGAACGGCATCTCTTATAAAGATTGCAGTGCTGTCCACGTCCATGGTTCACGTGGTAGTGGTGATCGTTTAGCATTGATGACTAAACTATTTACTTGGCAACGAGCCATGTTTCCTTAAATCTGAAAGGCGCCTTTCATTAAAAGTGGGACAGTGTTTTGTAGTACTCTTTTTCTATATAGGGTTTACTAAGATTGACCCAAACTACAATTATTTGTTAGACTAAAACGTGCTGTCCACAATAATATTTACTATCACAAGCAAATATACCTTCAAAACGGGTAATTTTGAGCCAGATTTTACTTGACAATACCATTAACATACTATATAATACTACTATTAAACAATTAAGGAACTTTTATGTTATTAGAAAAACCAATTGCAGATGGCGACTGCATCACAATCAAACTCACAAGCGGTGAAGAAGTATTGGGTGCATTTAGCACAGAAACTGAAAATGGTCTTGTAGTAGACAAGCCTGCAACTATTTCAGCAACGCCAGAAGGCAAAATGGGTATTATTCCTTGGATGATGACATCACGTGCTACAAAGGTTACACTGAATAAAAACACTGTGGTTGCTTATGCAAGAACCGAAGATGAAATTTCTAAGTCTTATACACAGTCAACAACGAGTATTAAACTCGCATAATAGTGTACTTTTTTACTTTACCACATAGGTATAAGTACTAAAAAGGAGATTAACATGAAGCAGAATTTACTAACAGGTTTTTCGGCAGGACTCTTAGTTTGGGCAATAGTTGGCATTACTAATTCATACATCTCCAAAGCAGGAGAAATGGCTGAATATTCTATTCCTATTCCAGACAACATTCTCGAAGGACCTCCTCCGCCAGCAACGTTAGAAATTGATGTAAATGAAATGCACTGTCTTGCTAAGAATATTTATTTTGAAGCAAGGGGAGAATCTCTCAAAGGTAAAATTGCAGTTGCAAATGTCACTATGAACAGAGTAGATAGCCCAAAGTATCCTAATACAATTTGTGGTGTGGTATATCAAGCAAAATATTCTAAGTGGTGGCAAGAACACAATGGCAGTCTTGTGCCTATTAGGAATCAGTGTCAGTTCAGTTGGTACTGTGATGGCAAGATTGATGCATTATACTTAACTAATGCAAAGGGTGAAGTCATAAAAGGTAATATGCAGGCATGGACAGACAGTCTACAAATTGCAGAAGATTCTATACGTGGTAACATTACAGATATAACATTAGGTGCTACACATTATTTTAATCCAGACCTTGCAGATCCTTACTGGGCATATCACTATACCAAACTCACAGAAATAGAAAGCCACGACTTTTATATCCACTACTAATCGATAAATACTACTATAACAATATACTGTATGTTTTAGGACACACACAGTGAAAAGGAGTAGTAGAAAATGTATGAGTACAGATGTAAAGTAGTGAAGGTCATCGACGGAGACACAGTAGACGTAGATATAGATTTAGGTTTCGGTATTATCCTCAAAGATGAAAGAGTTCGTATCATGGGAATTGATACACCAGAAAGCAGAACCCGTGACAGGGTTGAAAAGAAATTTGGTTTAGCCGCAAAGGCAAAACTAAAAGAATTGTTAAAAGGTCATCCAACTTTAAAAACACAAATCAACAAAGACGGTGAAGACATGAAAGGTAAGTTTGGTCGAATCCTCGGTGACTTTGTTGTTGAAGATGGATACGGTGGATACAAAAATGGTTCACTTGCAACTAAGATTCTAATCGATGAAGGGTTTGCTGTTAAGTATATGGGCGGAGATAAAGATAAAACTAAAGTCGCACACATGAAGAACAGACGTAAACTTATTGAAGATGGTATTGTACCAATGTCTTTTGCGGAGGCTGGCTTAGAAGACTAAATACTTCTATGCGAAAAACACAACAGATAGACCTATGGACTGGTGGTATTTATGAGTCAACTCTTAACACCACCAATACTGATTTTTATGTAACCATTCTCACAGAATGCAGTTATGTACATGCTGATTTTAGTAATGATGATAACACATTAGAATATGCATTAGAATGGAAAAGCAAACTGGAAGAACGAAATAATACAATTTCGTTATTGACCAGCAGATGTCAATACAACGCCGACGAATACAATGAAGAACAGTATTTGGTTGAACATGTGTTTAAAAATTATGACATGTGGCCATTGTTCTTTATAACATCAGGTACAACAACCCCCACTAATATTAGAGAATTAGATCCAGAGAATCTATCTGTGCTTTTCTGTTCTATGAATAGAGTCCCTCATGATCATAGACTGACCATGATTGATTTATTTGCAAAACAAGATATGATCAACAACAACGATGTTACTTTGGTAATGCCAAACGATAGAGGCGGTACATCTATTTTAGACGGCAACAGTCCACAACGGTTCAAGTATTGGACAAACCCAAGGCGATTATCGTTCCCCTCTGAAGAAGGATTGATTGAAGATGTAACAAATCTTAGAACGTTGCCTGTAGAGTATTGGCGTTCGTTAATTGATGTAATAAATGAAAGCAATGACTATTGTCTTTTTTACACTGAAAAAACTGCCAAAGCCATATGGTGTTTGAAGCCGTTTTTAATATTTGGTTGTAAAAATATAAACACTTATCTCAGAGAGCATGGATTTGAATTGTATGATGAGCTGTTTGATTATTCTTTTGATTCTATAGAAGATAGAGAGTTGAGATACGATGCCGCAGTGATTGAACTTAAAAAATTAGAAGGCAAAAATTTACAAGAGCTTTATAAATTAGTGAAACCCAAAGCCATCAGGAATCTACAAAATTTATATAAGTTAATACTAAATAATCATGTAGCAGACGAAAAAAAGTATGCTAATTATTTAGAACAACCGGTAGATGTTACCTTACAACTTAACAACTACTTAAAAGAAGTACAATGCAATACCATCAACGATATCATTGGCTTTGATGGAGATGATGTAAACAATGGCAAAGAAAGATAAAAGAAGAACGATAGTGTATATGATACCTGAAGGAGAAACCAGAGATCATCATACATATCATTACACAGCAGTTAAAACAAGAGCATTAGTTATTGAGAACAGGAAACTTAAAATGAAAAAGTATAATCCTGTTAAAAGAAAACATGAGATGTTTGTAGAAGCAAAACTACCACCACACACAAAATAGAGGCTACATGTTTAAAAATCCTGACTTACCAGTTAGAATAATAGATCGCAATTATGTGAATTACACTTTCCCAAACGGATATAGTGATCTCATTGACTGGGTAAAAGATTATCCCAACACAAATTTAGTTATATGGCAACCTATGGAGTGGGCACCTTACCATTCATCATGGGGCACTGATAGTGATATCACAGTTAAGAAATTTCAAGACCTCAAACACGCAGTTGACAGTGTGGGTTCAGAATTAGTGTGGACATTCGGTAGCACAGATCATGCAGAAGATAAAATGTGGTTGACAATTTACGACCAGATGGGTTGCGGACACAGAGATATTAATACACGTCAAGAAATAGACAACTATGGTATTTTAGCAATGGACAACGATCTCATGGATACACAACTCATTGCACAACATTTTACTGTTACATTTGATCCATATTTTTTCTTACACGATGCAGTAGGTTCAATTGAAGATATAATTACCATGGATGAAGACGACTCTGGGGCACAACCAGATTTTTACAATGACATGATTAATAATCCTATAAGCAAAGTGTTTACAAATCTTAACAGAGGTCCATGGATACACAGAGCACAGTGGATAGATCAAATGGCAAAATATGATCTCATAGATTCAAATGTGGTATCGTGGAATCAAGAATATATAAGAGGCCAAAACGGAAATTATAAGTTTAAGCATTTTGATCAAAAAATAATAAACGTAGATGCAATGTTACCCACTGGAGATTCATCTGGTGGATTTGTACTTACTGATGATCGCAATCATCATTTTTCTTATTGTAGAATACCCAACGAATCCACAGACACTCTAATTGATATAATCACAGAAAGTAGTCCTATGTTTTACTTCTACACAGAGAAAACATGGAAGTCAGTGTGCAAAGGTAGACCATTTGCAATAGTAGGTCCAAAAGGTATTAATCATTGGCTACAAGAACAAGGCTTTCAACTGTATAACGAAATCATAGATTACTCATATGATCTACTTGATACACAAGAAGAAAGAAATGAGCATTTAGCAAAACAGTTAAAAGCACTCGAACAAGCAGACCTAAAAGCATTACAAATATCAGTAGCAGATAAGTTGTTACACAATGCCGCACTTGCAATTCAAATATGGACAGATAATAACGATAACATACATAATGATCCTATCAGAGCAGGCTTACATGACGACGATTCTGTAATTTATACATGGAAACATGAAAGCGAAGAAAGACTTGCCCATCATCTTCATTGTGGACATCATGATCCTGTTATGGCCGGCAGAGCACAGGCAGGGTTAAAATTAATCCAGGCATTTGTACATCAACTAAAACAAAAAGGTTGACAACTATACACAATCGTGTATAATACTTCGAAAGTGGATGGAAACAGTTAGGCATCGACCCACTATAAATATTCCGCACTAATGGCCTTCTAATTATTTAGGAGATACAAAATGAATAAGAGATTTTATTCAGGTAAAACATATTCGCATTCAACTGGACACAGTTGTGCGTTTAGACAGTGGCGAGCAACATCGCATTGTAATTTAATTCATGGTTATGCATTACAGTTTGAATTCACCTTTGGTGGAGATGAACTCGACGAGCGTAACTGGATTGTAGACTTTGGTGGACTGAAGCCACTTAAAGAATGGTTGAAAACTACATTCGATCATACTTACTTGGTAGCAGAAGATGACCCAGAGTTGGACACGTTTGTAGATTTAGCAAAGAAGGATTTAGTAGATTTACGAATTGTTACTCACACTGGTTGTGAGAGGTTTGCTGAAATGGCTTTTGACAAAGCAGATGAAATTGTTAAAGAATTAACAGATGGCAGATGCTGGGTACAAAGAACTACAGTAAGAGAGCATGAGCATAACAGTGCTACTGTTGAACTCAACGACCATACTAAAGTAAAATTTAATTAAACAACAAAGGTTTCACTGTGAGCCTGAGACGTCTAACACAGTGCCATATGATGAATACATAAAAGATTAGAATGTAAAAGCCCTCAACAGACGTGTTGGGGGTTTTTTATTGCACTTCTATTTTTGATATTCCTTCTAACATCAAATTAACAAGAAAATCTGTATCTCTAAACAGCATCATATTGTGTAATGCATCTTTGCGATACTGTTCATGTGATACTTTTGCTTTATGATCTTTAATTATAAAATCAGTTATTGCTTCTCTTCTTTTACCACCAGACAACTCGTCCCAACCAAAATCAGGTATTCTAAATCCTATTCTGCTTAATTCAGTATCTGCTCCTGCGGCACCTAATACTAATGGGGTGATTCCATTTAGCAATAATCTAAATGTTTTCTCAGTTAAAAATCCTTGAGGATTGATATATGCTGGATGTTCCTTGAGTGTGAATGTTTCTAATGACACACCCCATCTAACATCTCTACCCCACGTCCAGTCGTTGGTAGCAAAGTCTTCGAATCTTGTAGGTAAGTCTGGTAATGAACGTGGTAACTTTTTCTCGTATGCTTTGATAAACTTTTTGATATTTTTATCAGTGTTTTTCTTTGCAGTATCTTGGTGAGTTTTAATATTAGGAGTATTGTTGAATTCATATTTTAAGTACCCGTCCTTTTTGCTCCATGCCATTGACCACAAGCAATCATCTAATACTTTTTTTGCATGTAAGTCTGCAATCATTTTTATACGTGATTCTCGAGGTTTTCTCACTGGCAGGAATGCATGATACTTGAATTTATTGCTGTCGCGACTATCTAAGATAGAATGAAATAGCACACCTGCTTCTTCAGAGTTGAGATATCTTTCGTCTACTGATTGAGCAACAATCAAAGCAAACAAATTTGCATTTGGTAACACTGTACAATTTGGTATATCTGTTTCTTTAAAGTTGTATCCAGTTGTGTGTAAGTATAAGTTTTTAGGCTTAATACCAAATGCATCTATTATTTGGATTAAATTTGTTCCTAAGAAACTACCACCTTCTATATAATCATATATCATTACGTTACATGTTTTCAGCAAAGACTTTGCATAATGCTTAGGTAACTTAATAAAGTCTCTATCAGATATTTCAAATACCACATGTTCATAATCTGTACTACTTGCTAATAGTCTTTCGCAACTGATTCCATTAATACCAAATAATTTTCCAACAGCAATACCTTTAGCATGTGTTTGTGAGATAAAACTTTCGCTACACATATTTTTGATATTCTTATAAAACCAACCCATATTATATGTGTCACACGAAGGACCTAAAAATATGTCTATTATACCAGGATTTGACTCTTGTGCTACAAAATCGGTAGCAATTTTTTCTATAACTATCATAAAGTAGCCTTATATGTACTTGTCTATATTTATATACCATGTTAATAGCCAAAGATTGTTATCGGCTGTGACAAAAATAGCATAAATAGTACTATGAAATTCGGAATCATAACATTAATAACAGCCTTAGCAATTGCAGGCGTGGCGGCATGGTTTAGTATAGCAGGACTTATGGCTATCTTTAGTGCCGCGGCATTACCCATTGCAGTAATGGCTGGAACACTCGAAGTGGGTAAACTACTCACAGCCAGTTGGTTATACAGATACTGGAATGAAACATCCTTTGCATTAAAGTCATACCTCAGCATTGCTGTGGCAATACTTATGCTGATCACAAGTATGGGAATATTTGGCTATTTGTCAAAAGCACACTTAGATCAAGCAGGTGCAAGTGGAGACGCCTTTGCTATTGTAGAAAGAATAGATGGGCAGATATCCAGAGAAGAAAATAAGATTTCAATACTTCAGGATAGGATTAGCAGTTTAGACGGCAGTTTTGATATCAGCGATAGTGTAACACAGCAGGAAGTAATCAGAGACGGTGCTTGGGATAGAGTACAAGGCGACATTGATTATGCTAAGGGACAAATTGCAGATATAAGAACTCAACTAAGTGTAGATCTAAAAGCACAAGATGACAAACTTGTATCATTAGATAAAATTGTAGAAAGTTATGCTAATCAAGGAACGACCACAGTAGAAACAGATTCGGGTGGAATATTCCGAAGTGCAGAAACTGAAGTTATTGATAATGTTGCAAAGGCACAACAAATTAGACAAGAACAAAAGCCACAACGTGATGCTATAACTGAAGAAAAGAAGAATTTACGAATGTCAGCACAGCAACAAATAAATGCTTTGCAAAAAACCATTGATGAATATCGTGCAGGCGCACAGCAAACAATAGACACTGCAAACAAAGAAATTAATCGATTGAGAAATCTCAGTTCTCAATCACAGGACGACAACCTAAACAAAGTAGATACGTTTAACACACAGATTGATAATTTGTATGATGGTATAGTTGTATTAAAAGATGAAAAGTTTGAAGCAGAAACTATTGTTAGAGAATTAGAAAAAGAAGTAGGTCCTATTAAGTATGTAGCACAATTAATATTTGGTGGTGACAGCGAAGATTTACTTGACAAAGCAGTACAGGTGTTTATACTGTTATTGGTATTTGTATTTGATCCACTTGCAGTTATGTTAGTTATTGCGGCCAACCAAACACTATTACGTTACGGCGTTGATTTAGAAAGTTCAGGTCCACCATTACCAACAAAACCAAAACAACCTATACCAGAAGAAGAATTCAATATTGACGAAGCAACTGGTAGGGAAGAAATACCAAGTGCTGTAGACGATGCCGCTACTGCAATGCAAGAATCCGCAAGTCAAAAAAAAAGATTAGAGGAAGCATTAGCAGAAGTTAATGCCAAGTACGAAGAAACATTAAAAGCATTAGAAGAAAAACCTAAAGTAGTAACTAAAACAATTGTTGAGCATGTTCCAAAAGAAGTATTTGTGCAGGTCAAAGATAAAGAGACCGAAAAGAAATTAAAAGCAGAAATCAAAGATCTTAACAAACAACTTGAACAAAAACCTAAAGAAGTAATTAAGGAGATCGAAGTTGAAAAAATCGTTGAAAAGATCGTCGAGGTTGAGATCCCAAAAGAGACAGTGGTCACTGTCGAAAAAGAAGTTCCAGGACCAGAGCGAGTTGTTGAAGTGCCAGGACCAGAACGAGTCATCGAAAAAGAAGTAGAGGTTGTTGCAGGTTTGCGTGAAGCCGCAAAGATGGTTGCCGCAAGTGATTTTAATAAGGAAGGATACAGCGAAGAAGAACTATATGAGATGCTACAAAAAGCATCTGAAGAAGACGTTAAAAAGAAAATAGGTTTTTGGGCCATGCCGCTACCGAACGATGATAGCAATGATGAACAAGACGGGTCAAATAAAATATATATAACTAAGCCAAACGCTAAATAGTTGTAGAGGTAAATTTAATTAAATGACACAAGATTCTCCTACGTTATCATGTAATTTCTGCGGAAAGAATAGAGATCAAGTAGAAAAACTAATTGCAGGACCTGATGTATACATTTGCAATGAATGTATAGAGCTGAGTTACAATATCACAGTTACTGAAAAGTCTGAAGAGTTTGACATAGAAGAACTTGACAATTTACTTACACCAACAGAAATTTATAATAAGTTAGACGAATATATAATTGGTCATGCAGGTGTAAAAGAGTTATTAAGTGTTAGTGCATATAATCACTACAAAAGAATAGCATTTAATCGATCAGAAGATTTTGATGTTGACACACTCGACAAGTCAAACATATTACTTATGGGTAATACAGGAACAGGTAAAACCTTGTTTGCAAAAACATTGGCTAAAATACTAAATGTACCAATGACTATTGCTGATGCAACAACATTAACTGAAGCAGGTTATGTTGGGGAGGACGTTGAAGGTGTTATTGAACGTTTGCTTACTCTAACTAATTGGGATAAGGACAGTGCTGAAAAAGGAATTATATTCATTGACGAGATAGACAAGAAGGCTCGTAGGAGCGAATCTAACACTGCTACACGTGATGTAAGTGGTGAAGGCGTTCAACAAGCACTATTAAGATTAATTGAAGGTACAATAGTAAAAATTAAAATGGGGAACAGTAAACGGTTAGCAGGTGACGAGTTTATAGAATTTGATACCAGCAATATACTGTTTATAATGGGGGGTGCGTTTGTTGGGTTAGACAAACTCATCGAGAAGAGATTAAAGAAGAAGTCCGGTATAGGATTTGGGTCCACAGTATTAGATGCTACGGAATCTAAAAAGTTAACAAAATTAGCAACACATGATGATTTTGTAACCTTTGGCCTAATTCCAGAGTTAGTCGGACGAACTCCTTTAATTGGTATACTTGACCAGTTCGAGACTGAGGATTTTAAGAAAATATTATCCTCAGTCAAGAACAATATTTTAAGTCAAGTTAAGGTATTATTTGACATAGACAATATACGTATTGAATTTGGTGATGACTACATTACTTATGTAGCCGAACAAGCCGCAACTAAGAGTTTGGGTGCAAGAGCAATTAAGACTTTAGTTGATCAAAGTTTAATAAGTTTAATGTTTAGAGCACCAGATCTTCACAATAAAGATGTGGCTATGATAAAATTAAATAAATATCCATTGACAAAAGAAGATTTTCCTGTATTATATTACAGTAATAACGAATCAGAAATTGATAGAAACTATAAACTGCATGGCGCAGAGGACTTATGAGCAAAAACTTTAAACCAAATAACTTCAATAAGAAGTTTGACAACAAAAAACCATACTCAGCACCGAGACCGAGAATTCCAGGTACAAGTGTTGAAGTGAGAAATGGTGATGTTAACGGAGCAATTCGTAGACTAAAAAAGATTCTTGAAAACGACAACCGTCAAAAAGAATTAGCAAAAAGAGAGTACTACGAAAAACCAAGTGCTAAACGTAAACGTGTTAAAGATCAAGAAATCCGTAGACACAAAAAAGAACTACTTAAAAAGATTCAATCCGGTTCTGAACCATATCAGGAAACAGGCGGACTCAAACATCTTAAGGGTAAGAGATCAAGAAGAAAACACGCAATGCTAAAGGATATGTTTAGCAGAGCTAACCGCAGAAGGTAGACATGAAAATTGTTGTTGTTAGTGGAGGATTCGATCCACTGCACTCTGGTCATATAAGTTATTTAGAAAGTGCCGCAAAATACGGTAATAAACTTGTAGTACTTGTAAACAGTGATGAGTGGCTCACAAGAAAGAAAGGCAGACCCTTTATGCCTTTTGAAGAACGTTCCTTAATTATACAACGCATGGACATGGTAGACAATGTTTATGCAGTCAGCGACGATGATAACAGTGTAACAAAAGGACTTGTTCAAGTCAGAGACGCATTCGGACATCAACATGAATATGTATTTTGTAATGGCGGCGACAGAGGCAAAGACAACATACCAGAAATGGATGTTGAGGGTTATGAGTTTGAATTTGCTGTAGGTGGTGATAACAAAGCCAACAGCAGTAGTTGGATATTAAAGGAATGGAAGTACCCAACAGAACGCAGAGTATGGGGTGAATTCAGTAACCTATTCGAAGACGGTGTTGTAAAAGTTAAAGAGCTTGTGATAGAACCAGGCAAAGGCATCAGTTATCAGCGTCACTTTAAACGTAGTGAAATATGGTTTGTAAGTAAAGGTGAATGCGAGATTAAGTATGGGGCAGACACTGAGTTGCCAGACCATTATTCATATCATGTATTAAAAACAGATCAATCGTTTACAGTAAGAGCAAAATCATGGCATCAGATTGTAAACAAAGGTAAAGTACCTTGTCATATAGTAGAAATACAGTACGGCGAAGAAACAACAGAAGACGACATAGAGCGTCTTGAATATTACGACGGAGAATAGTATGGAATATGCATTGGCAGGAATGTTTTTTACTTTACTGGTAGTCTGGATAGTAATAAAATCTGAGGACAAATAATGAGTGAATTATATAAAGCAATAGTTGGTTGTGTTGCAATAGCAACTTTTTTTATTTTTATGATTATGCCTAACATGGCATACAGTGGCTACAGCAGTAGCAGTTCATGTACAGACGAATGCTATGAACAGTATGTAGCACTAAATGGTACAGCACCAGAGATAGAGCAACGCAAACAAGCATTGGCTAACTTGGACGAGTTTAGTGACATCAGAAGTTTATGGGGCGGTTGTGCCGCATGTCATGGAGCAGAAGGACAAGGTATGGCAGTATTCCCTAAACTTGCAGGACAAAATAAAGACTACATTGTGAGCAGACTTAATGCTTACAAGAATAGAGAAACAGTTGGCAACATGAGTTCAACTATGTGGTCACAGGCAGGAATGCTAAGTGATGCACAAATGGATATGA